ACTAAGAACAACGTTAGCTATTAATACTGTTTCTGGCACATCTAATTACTCTCTGACAGGTAGCGCAGATAAAGTAAAAGAGTTAAATGTTATTAACGATACATCTAATCTTGTTATGCAATACCAGACTAATAACTGGTTTGACGAGCAATATCATATAAACACTCCGCTTTCTGGCGCACCTAGGTACTACACTTATGGCGGTGTAGATACTAACGGCGATCAAACGATAGACGTTTATCCTAAACCTGATGCGGTTTACGCATTAAGAGTAGATGTTGTAAAGCGAAACGCAGTATTAAGTGCTGATTCAGACGCTTTAGATGTCCCAGAATCTCCTGTTGTACAGCTTGCTGTAGCCCTAGCTACTAGAGAACGTGGAGAAACAGGCGGTACGTCTACAGGAGAATACTTTCAGATTGCTAACAGATATCTGGGTGATGCTATTGCACATGATGCGAGTAGACACCCTGAAGAACTAATCTTTTATACTCCTTGAGAATAATATGGCGCAACAGTTAAAAAGCATTAACCTTGTCGCACCAGCGTTCAAGGGCGTGAACACAGAAGACTCTCCAATAGCTCAAGACCCTTCTTTTGCTGAAGTCGCTGATAATGCTGTAATTGACCAGCGTGGACGTATTGCTGCTCGTAAAGGGCTTAGTGTTACAACAACAAACAAAACTCAGTTAGGTTCTGGAAAAGTAACGGCTATAAAAGAGTTTAAAAATGATGCTGGCACAACCAAGATATTCTCAATAGGTAATAATAAAATATTAAGCGGCACAACTACGTTAGCCGACGAAACTCCTGGTGGTTACAGTATTTCTGCTAACGATTGGAAGATGGTTAACTTTAACGACAGTATTTATTTCTTTCAGCGTGGCTATCAACCTTTAATTTATAATACAGTAGCATCAGGCACATCAGGTGGTGCTAATAGTAATGTCGTTACGTTAAGCTCAGTTAATAGTGCTGCTGGCTTAACATCTGCAATGTACGGCAATGAAGTTCTTGCAGCGTATGGTCGGTTATGGACAGCCGACTTTTCTACGGATAAATCTACTATTTACTGGTCTGACCTGTTATCAGGGCATATCTGGACAGGAGGTTCATCAGGATCTATAGATATTTCTAAGGTATGGCCTGACGGTCACGATGAAATCGTTGCTCTTGCTGCTCACAATGACCATTTAATTATTTTTGGCAAACGAAGCATTGTTGTTTATTCGGGTGCAGATGCTCCTGCCTCAATGGCATTAGCAGACACTGTTTCGGGTATTGGTTGCGTAGGTAGAGATACCGTTCAAAATACAGGAACAGATCTTATTTTCTTGTCCCACATGGGTCTTAAAAGCTTTGGCAGGACTATTCAAGAAAAGTCTATGCCAATAAATAATTTATCTGGAACAATCACTAAAGACATAATTGCGCTAATTGTTTCTGAAACAGAGTTTTTTAAGTCGGCTTACTTTCCTGAAGAAAACTTTTATCTTTTAACTTTTACAGGATTTAATACAACATTTTGTTTTGATATAAGAACCACATTGCCAGAAAACGGTTCTTACAGAGTAACACGCTGGCCTGGAACTGGATTCACCTGTTATGACCGTAAAGCAAACGGAACTTTGTTAATTGGTGGATCACACGGCGTTGGTCTTTACTCAGGATATTTAGACAACGGGCAGACGTATCGTTTTCAATACACAAGTCCTGAGTTGACGTTTGGTGACATAACCAAGTTAAAGTTTGTTAAAAAATTAAGACCTGTCATAGTTGGCGCATCAGGAGCTTCAATCTATATAAAGTGGGCTTATGACTTTAAATCATCGTCGGGTTCATCGTTTATAGATTTAAGCACTCAGGCTATCGCTTACTTTAATGAGTCAGAATTTAATGTAGGTCAGTTTTCTGCTGGAGAACTGGTAACAACAAAACTAGGCGTTAATGCTAACGGAAGTGGTGGTAGTGTATCTATCAACATGGAAGCAGACATTAACGGAGATGAATTATCGTTACAGGAAATAAACGTACTTGCGCTATTAGGTAAAACGCTATGACGAATATAAAGATTAAAAGAGGAGTCTGCTGATGAGTGAAATAATAGACTTTTTTAAAGAACATGGAGCAGATATTGCAGGCGCAGGATTAGGCGCATTAGGAATTGATCTGGCTAAAACCGCACTGGATGAAGTGGGGGATGTTGGCGAAGATGTTGCTAAAACTTTAGCAGGGGCGCAAATTGATCCTGTTACTGGCCTGCGTACAGGCGGTTTAGCTTCTGCTATTGATGAGCGTCTGGAATTTCAGCCATATACAGTAACAACTGCAACAGGTAGCGATTTCGGCATGATGCAAATGCCAGAAAGAATCATACCAGCAGGAACCACGTTTCCAGATGGCTCTGTTTCAACAGAAGACGTAACTATTCCGTCACAAATGGACTATAGGTTGGGCTTGTCTCCTGATGAAAAAACATTCTATGAACAACGCTTGGAAGACGCTGGCGGCATGTTTGGTCGGGCTGGAAAGTCTACTGTAAGTGTCATGCAGGATGATGGAACAATCGTTGAGGTTCCAAGAGAGCGGCAGGTCTTTGATCGAATGATGGCGGCAATGGCTCCGCAAAGAGAGCGAGATCGTCTTGCTCTTGAGCAGCGATTGCAAAATCAAGGGCGGTTAGGTGTTCGTACAGGTATGTTTGGCGGAACCCCTGAACAACTTGCGTTAGCGCAAGCTCAAGCAGAGGCAGAAAATCAAGCTATATTGAACGCTATGCGGTTTGCAAGGGAAGAGCAAGAAAGCCAGGCAAGACTAGGTGCAGGTATGTTAGCCGCTGGTTATGTGCCACAGGCTCAACTATTAGGCGCATCACAGCCTGGAATGACAGCAGCAGAGCGCAGAAGACAGGCTATATCTCAGCAAACTGGAGCTTATGGCGAAACCTATGCTTCTGGAATACAAGGATTGCTACAGTCTGCCCTGGCTCAAGCTAACATTGCTGGTGGTGTTGGCGGCAGCATAGCACAAGCTGCATTAGGCGGCTTATTCGGGAATTAATAAGGAGATCGGCAATGGCTAGAATAAATTTAGACTTTGGCTTGCCTGACTTACGGGCTGGATTAATGGGCGCAGCTAGAACGGTTGGCGGATTGCCTGGGCAGTACAAAGAAGGCCAGAAAAAAGATGCTTTTAATTCTTTAATGAAGCAAGCGCAAAATGCTATGACGCAAAATAACGCTGAGGAATTAAGCAGAATTAGCCAAGAATTGGCGCAGCTTGGATTTGTTGAGGATGCCCAAAAATTAACAGAGGCATCTAAAGCAGCTACTAGAAGACAGCAAAACATTGCTGCTGGAAAAGCAGCTTTGTCGGAAGATTTTACTCAAATGAGCGCAGCAGCAAAAACATTAGCAGGAGAAGGAAGATTAAATGAAGCTATAGAGTTAGATGATCGAGCAAAAGAAATTGCCAAAAGAAAAGGAAGAAATGCGTTATCAATATATTCTTCAAAAGAAGGTATAGATTTAAGCGATGGCAGAGCGCAAGAAGGGTTTTTTAGAATTGCAAATGCGTATGGCCTTCAAGATGAAGCTAAAGGTCTTCTTGACGATTATCTTGGAGTTTCAGATAAAACAACTTTTGGAACCGAAATAACGATCAGAGATAGCCAAAACAATAAATTTACTCGCAGAATTGCCTATGACAAAAAAGGCAAACCAAAAGAAATCATAACTCCAATAGGAGATTCTCCAGCAGAGCCTATAGGTGATATTACAGTTATTTCTGGCACAACGGGCGCGAGTGCTTTTGATAAGCCTGGTATCGCAGCAGAAACAGTTCTCGAATCAGAGTATTCAAAATTAAGAAATGCAGCTATAGACAGTCTTCCTGGGCTAGAGTCTGCGTTATCGGTAGCAACTAGAAGTCTCGACTTGCTAGATAAAATAAATACTGGCGGTGTTACAACTGCAATGATAAGAGGGGCGCAAAATTGGCTTGGGGTTCAGCCAAAAGATGAAGCTGAATTTGAATTTTATGCTGCCCAAGCAGTTTTGAATGGATTACAAAATTTTAAAGGATCAATATCTGAAGGAGAAAGAACATATTTAGAAAATATGTATTATTCTCTTCTAAGGAGCAACTTCGCTAACAAGGCGCAGCTTGAAGTTTTAGTTCGAGATTTTGCTAAAGCAATAGAAAACGCACAATTACGAGCAGATAGCAAAACATTTGACGACTACAATGAAAAACAAAAATCAAGACGAGAGCGTTCAAGCAAAACAAAAAACCAAAGAGAGGGGTCGTTTGAAGACCTACCTAAATAAAGGGTAATAATTAATGGATGAAGAAGAGTTAATTTCAATTAGATTGCCAAATGGGAATTTAATAACTGATGTTCCAGCAGGCGCAACGCAATCTGAAGTTAAAGACAGGGCAATTAGTCTAGGTCTTGCAGACATTTCAGATTTTGTTATTGACCCAGTTGTTTCTTTAACAAACAAAAAAGAAGAAGAGCAAGAATTTGAAATTTTAGAGTATTTAAGAGGCAATTTAGACCTCCCTGCGGGTATAGCTGCGTCGTTAGTTGGTGCTGGACTAGGTGTTCCGGCAGGGCCAGTAGGCATGTTTTTAGGGGCAACAGCTTTAGGTGGAGCAGGTACGTTTGCTGGTTCTTTAGCTTCTGATGAGCTTACAGGGGAAGATTTAGACTACAACGAAGCACTAAATCAAGCCTTAACTTCAATGGGTTTTGATGTAGCAACAGCCGGAATAGCAAAGTTGTTAAGACCATTTTATAGGCCAGGGGTTGCTGCAATTCAAAAAAAGCTAGGG